TACCAATGTTATTAAGGCAGCTGCTACAATGGGTGATGCCGCTTCAAAGCTGTCCGGAATCGCAATGCATTCGGCTGTATTTACAAATCTCCAGCAAACGAATCAGATTTTGTGGGTTGATATCGCTGGTAATGTTGTAAATATTAATCAGAATGCCGCACCATCCGAAGGTAAAATAGCAATACCGACTTATCTTGGTTATCGAGTTGTTGTTGATGATGGTCTGCCGACAACTGCTATTACTGGTGGTTATTCTTACACCTGTTTTCTATTCGGAATGGGAGCAGTTGGCTTTGGTCAAGCTGATCCAAAATATCCGGTAGAATTTGCCCGTGATTCTCTACAGGGTGATGATGTAATGGTAACTCGTTGGCATGTCATTATGCATATTCGTGGTATTGCTTATGCTGAGCCGTCAATCACTGATGATACACCGAGTAATGCCGAGCTTGCGTTGGCAACAGCGTGGGATCGTGTTTATGATCGGAAAAACATCAGAGTTGCCGCACTTATCGTTAATGTTACAAGTTAGTCTTGCCTCCTGATTAGGTGGGGCATATTTTGCCCTGCCTTTTCTATATCAATCTAATTACAATAAATTAAGGAGTTTATAATGAGTACTGCTAATATTACAAGCTTTCAAAGAATGAGAAGGAATCAAAATGCTAAACCAGAAGTTGATCCTTATGTAGAATTGAAGAAATTAAAGAAGGATGAACTCATTGAAAAAGCTGGAGAGCTTGATATCATTATTGATCATGATATGAAAAAGGCAGAAATTCTCGAAGCAATTATAAATCACTTAGAATCCGAAGGTGAAGCCACTGAATAGCCGCAGTGAGCCGATCTCAACTAAAGCCATATAATAAGGCTCGAAAAATTTTAAGAGCTTACATGGCGAATTTGGAGCTTACAAGATGATTGCTACTTTAGAAGAAATAAAAGCCATTTTAAATATAACTGGTTCAACTTATGATGATCTTATCAATTCTTTAATTCCGGTGACCCAGAATAATCTGGTTGATTTGCTTAATAATTATTTTATAGATAAAAGGCTATATGTTTCTGGGACTTTTACTTTCACTAACACAACAAATGTAATTTCTAATGGCTCTAATTTCACCGATGAGTTTTCAGCTGGTGATGATATTTATATTTGTGAGTCTATAAACAATGATAGTGTTTTGACTATTAATACTTTGACTGATACTGAAATTACTATCAATAGTATATACACACTTGTTGATGAACTCGAAAGTAAACAGCCTGATACGGTATATATATTCAAAGTGAATTTTCCTGCCGGTTTAAAAATACCTTTTTCAATGATGATTCAATACGGAATGAAACAAATGGTTTCTTCGAGTTCTGGTTTGAAGTCTGAAAAAATCGGCAATTACTCTTATACGAATGGAGATAGCGGTGGTGGATCAAGTGGAGCAATATTAAGTTACCCAGCTTCAATAATTGGCAAACTCAGACCTTACATGAGGGCTAAAATCGTATAATGATTTCAGCAAATTACATACATGACTTTACAGTCCAAGTTCAACTTAACACAACTGATGCCGGTGGCTCTATTGAGAAAACTTATTCAGCCTTGGCTGGTTCACCATTTAAGGGATTTATCGAGCCTTTAAGTGGGAGTGAGATTTTACGAAATGAGAAGAATGAAGTTGACGCTGATTACAGACTCTTCTGTGATCCTAATATTTCGATTGCGGAAAATGATAGGATTGTTTGGGATGGAAATACATTTGAGATTTTTTCAGTTGAAATTTTATCGAGTGTAAAGAGAGCAGAAAATCACCATCAAGAAATTTATTTGAACTTGAGAAAATAGGCTAACTTGAGAAAGTTAGGAAAAGGCTCTTTGAAAACAGTTAGGAAAAGTAGACTTATCAGACGTTAGGAAAAGTAGACTTATCAGACGTTAGGAAAAGTAGACTTATCAGACGTTAGGAAAAGTAGACTTATCAGACGTTAGGAAAAGGCTATACTGGTACGTTAGAAAATTTATAAAATTTAGATAATTAATGAAAATCGCATACGGTTTTTATACGGTCATTGAAAATTTAGGTTACTGATAAAACGATATTGTTTAGGTTATGTATCCACCGTTTACATGAGTCATATCAACAACTCATGTTATCTTTTTTTGCGAGTGTAATTATATGGGTGACTGAGATCGTTTGTTAGAAGCTAAATTTGGGCGTGTCTGTAGATTTTATTGAAAATATGGGATTTCGTATAAATATACGAAAAATGGTATAAAAAATGAAAAGTAACAAATGGTATGGCGACAAATTCCTAACGAAATTAAATAGGATACTGGTTAGAAGAGTTATGAAAGCTGGAGTGGTTGTTCAAACTTCAGCCAAAAGTTTGGTTCCAGTTAAGACTGGGAATTTGAGAAAATCAATCGAAGTGTCTGCTCCATTTGTTGAAAAAGGTGGAAGAGCAATTACTGTTACTATTGGAACCAATGTTGAATACGCACCTCATATTGAATTCGGGACTCAAAGAGGGCTGGCGGCAAGACCATATTTAAGACCAGCATTAAGAGGGAATAGAAAGAAAATAATCAAAATTTTAAAAGGCAAGGCATAATGAATACTGAGATTAGAACTCAAATATATGGATTGCTGAATCGAGCCGCATCAGTTTCAAGTAATTTATTTTGGGATCAGGCACCTGATGATTTTGATATATCTGGTGACTATGCTATAATTTCAGAAATTAATACGGCTCATGATAGAGATACAATGAAGGAATATTTAATGATAGATTTCCAAGTATCTATTTATTGCGAGCATCTTTCTGATGGCGAATTTTTAGAATCTGAATTTGTTGATCTTATCAAAACGAGAGATCAATATTTAAGTTTCAGCAACTTCTCGTTTATAGATTTAAGGTTGACAAATAAGCTTGAGAATGTAGTTGATGATAAAACAAGACAACTTTTAATTGAAGCAACTTTAGAGTTGGAGACATCATAATGAAGTATCTGTTTACAACTGGGCAATTATATATCGGAAGTAATTCATGGGGCGTTACTAATTTCCAAGTCAGCGAATCAGTTGGTGAAATAGATTTAACTGATACTGATTCTGGCGGCTATAAGGAGTATGGCGCAGGCATTAAAGGATTTGGAGTTTCAATCGATTTGTTTAGAGATAATGATGATGCTGATTTAGTTGCCGGTACACTATACGAGAATGTTATTATTGATTTCGGTGAGAACATGTATTATGGTGATTTATATATATTCTCGATTCAAGAGACTGGAAAAATAGATGACGCCGTAAAGCTAAGCATAGGAGCTAAGTTCAGCGGTGCTACCTATAAACTGTTTGAACAGCTAATGGTTAATTCCAATGGTTTTGATCAAACAAGTTGGGATGGAACTGGAACGCCTAATAATTGGAGTGTGGTTGGCTCTTATGAAGATTTAAGTCTGGGCAGCGATATTGATGGTGATTATGTTTATATGGAAATAGTTGATCAGACTGGATGTTCATTCGAGCAAACTTTCGCATCAGCTTTGACAAATGGGGCAACTTATTTAAATAAATTCAAATATAGTGATGCCAGTTTTGATGCCGGAGCAGAACTTACAGTTCAACTTGAAGGCACTCAGGATGATGTAATATTAACACTTGATAATGGTGATGCTGCTGATGGCACTTTATTTAATTTAACTACAACTACAAGTGCTTCAACTAAATTTGTAATAAAGGATTCTGATGCTGGTGAAGCATATTGGTTGAATATCCGGTCGATTGACCTATATAAAGCGGAGAGTTAATCAATGTCAAAACAAATTTTAGCAACTGGGCTTTTTGCCTATCAGATTGACACTAATCTCTATAAGGCTTATGGCGTTACGAATTTATCACTTGATAAAAATTTAAATGAAGTTGATTTAACAGATACGTTAACAACAGGTGATGAAAAAGAATATCAAGCAAGTAGGCAAGAAGTTCCATTCACTGTAGAAATTTGGAAACAAGTTGATGAAGCTGATCCACCAATAGGCTCTATAATTTCAGATGTTAGGATTGATTTTGAAGGCTATGAATATTCAGGTTCAGCTATTTTTCTTTCCATTAAAAATTCTGTTGCTATTGATGATGGAATCAAAATGACTATTGAAGGCAGATTTACTGGTGGAATGACTGAAACACAAAAGACTATTGGTGCTGAAGAATTAACATCACCAAATTTCAATTCAGATACTGGCTGGACTATTTCAAATCCGACCGGAGTTGATTGTGAGATAACTGGTGGGGAGCTTGTTGTTGGATCAGGAGTATCTGCAGCAGCATCGGTTACAAATGATTTCACACCAACATCATCAACGGAATATATGTATTTGGTTAGAATATCTTCATGTACTTCTGGTAGTGTAATTGCTATTTGTGGAGCTTTAATAATAACAACACCAGCTGGTGAAGTTGGAACATTTTTAGTTTTTGGTGATGTTGGCACAACAGGCTTAGTTGTTCAATTTGGTGTAGGTTCATTCAGAGGAGCAGTAACAGCTGCAAGTGTAAAAGAAATTGCTTAATTTATATACAAGGAGAAAATAATGGCAAAGCAAGTTTTAACTACCGGAAAGTTTGTGTACAATTCCGTCACTTATGGGGTGACAAATTTGTCGCTCGATAAAAACCTGTCTGAAGTAGATATGACAGATACTGATACGACTGGCAATGAAAAAGAATATCTTGCGGGCAGGCAAGAACGTCCATTAACAGTAGAAATGTGGAAAGATGTGAATCAAGCTGATCCACCGCTGGGTGAAGTGTATGCTGGTTCTTTGGATTTCGAAGGCTTTACATATTCCGGCAATATTATTCTGCTATCAATTAAAAATTCAGCCGCAATTGACGATGGCGTGAAAATGACAGTTGAAGGTAGATTTACTGGAGCAGTTACTGAAACTCCAGCAACTTAATAGGGAATAAAAATGGCTAAGATCATTCTGCTTTCAGGATCATTTACCTTTAATAGCATATCATATGCATTTACTAATTGCAATATGAATTATTCAGCTGATGTTCTTGATGTTACTGATCAAGATTCTGGCAGCAATAAAGATTTTAAAGCAGGTATACTCGAAGGCGATTTCACTTTGGATATATGGAGAGAAGCAAATCAAGTATTGCCAGTTGTAGGTGGAGCTGGGTTTTCTTTTCAATTAGATGCTCAAAATGTTCGATATTCTGGAAGCGCAATTTGCGTTGCGAAATCTGAAAGCATAGTCATTGAAACAGCTATTAAAACACAACTAACATTTAAAATTAATGGAGCATTGAGTGAATCCTATATTTGAACGTAAATTTAAAGATGTAGAAATTAATGGCATCACTATTAGGCTGTATGATCGTGATGCTTCGGATTATTTTGAATATTTCGAAGAGTTTAATGCGATCCGTAAGGATCAAGCTGATGGTGCTGATGGCACTGACGTAATGCTTAGATTGAATTTACTTCATTGCAAGGCTATTTCCCAATCAGTAAAAGTTTATTACAACTCTTTGAAATGGTATCAACTTATTAAGAAATTTAAAATTGTTAAATTCCTAAAGCCAACAATAATATTTAATGAAAATCCAACTGAGGCGATAGTTAATTTGTCAAATATTGTATTAGAGCTTGATGGAATCGATGTGAAGCAACAACATGATATCAAGAAGAAAGATGATAAAAAAAAAGCGGATTCATAGATTATGAAACGTCATTTTTCCTTATTAAAAGTGTGTTTAATTATGACTATGAAATTTTAACTTTGGGGATTAATTCATATAGATTGATTTTAAATCAAGCTTTAAATTTGATTAATTTCAATGCTGGTGGAGAGTTGAAAATGAATAAAGATGAAGTTGCTGATGAAGACCTGCTATTGAAAGAGCAATATAAAGAATTAAAAAGACAGGGCTTATTATAATGCCGAAAGAACAACAGACACTTGAAGAATTATATGTTGCTATTAAAGCTAATTACGATCAGCTAAAGCAGGATTTCAAAAATGTTCGAAATTTATCCGAGAGAGAGGGCGAAAAATCCGGAAAAGGTTTTGGTAAAGGATTCAATGCCATTCTTAAAAAAGGTGTAATACTTTTAGCTATCAAGAAAGTATTGGATTTTGGCAAGGCAGCCATTACTGCTTCTGCTGATATGGAAATGCTTGAATTGCGACTTAGCAATCTTTATGGTTCTGCGGAAAAAGGTGCTGAAGTATTTAAAAAGCTCGAAAAGATTGCTTCCACTACGCCTTTTGAAGTTAGCAAAGTTGTTGAAGCAGGTGCTCAGATGAAAGCTTTTGGGCTTGATGCCGAGTTGACTACAAAGGTTGCCGCTGATCTTGCGGCTTATATGGGCACGGATATTGTTGATGCCGCAAATGCTATGGGCAGAGCTTTTGCTGGTGGAGCTGGTGCTGCTGATATTTTGAGAGAACGTGGCGTATTAAACTTGATTAAAATGAAAACAGGAATCCAAGATTTAACTAAAATGACTTTGCCTCAATTTAGACAGGCGATGCTTACTGTTTTCACAGATACATCTGGAACTGTTGCTGGTTCTACTGATAAGATGAAAGAATCATTTAATGGTATGGTATCAAATCTTTGGGATGGAGTCACCAGACTTGCTGATGCTATTGGTGATTTATTGATGCCTGTTTTAAAACCAGCAATTCAATTCATTTCTGATGCAGTAGATTGGACTGGCAGATGGGTTAAAAAGATGTCTGAAGGCGAAGGGATAATGGAAGCTGCTGCTAATGCAATTAAAGAGCAATCAGATGAAGAACGCAAAGCAGCTGCTGAGAAAAAAAATAGTGCGAATTCACAAAAAGAAGTGAATGTAGAGCTTAAAAATTATATTGAATTATTGGGCAAAGTAAAAATGATTCAACGTGAAGCCCTTGCTCCTAATCTTACATTTGGTGAAGATTATGAAGCAGAAAAATTAAAGGAAAAGCAAGCTAAAATTAAAGAATATTATGATGCACGATATAGATATGGGCAAGAAGCAGATGGGATGCTTACAAGGCAAAGAATTAAATTCTGGGATGGCGTAGAACAAATTGATAATAGTGCTCAAAGGAAAAGGATACAGGAAAAAATTGCCGCTGAAAGAGAAGGCATGGAACAGATGGAGAAGGTTTGGGAAGCTGGTGCATCAGCTTTAATTACTTCTGGTTTGATGACTGTATGGAATGAGATGACTGAGGACATTCGAGAAAATGCTAATATGGCAACTCAGATTGTCCTTAATATGGTGGACGCAATGATACAGGCACTTGTACAATTGGCTGCTAAGATGGCGATAATTCAGATGCTTAATGCTATAAGTCCGGGTGCTGGAACAGCTCTCGGCACAGCTGCTGGGGCTGTAGGAGCCCAACACGGCTTTAATGGTATTCCAGTTAAGAAAATGCAAGGCGGTGGAGACTTCACGGTGCCACACGGATTCCAAAATGATAAATTCCCTATGCTTGTCGATTCTGGTGAGAGAGTTACAGTCCAGACGAGAGCTGGTGCCGCTTCACAAGACGCATTAATGCGCTCCCTTATAGGTAGAATTGAAGCCCTTAATATGAACCAAGTTAGGAGTAAAAACAGTGAAGTTAATGTAAGCATTGAAGGTGAAAGTCGTATTAGAAAAGGTGATATATATAAGAGCTACGAGAAACAAAGTCAACTTAGAAAAAGGTATGTTTAATGGCAGCTGATATTATAACATTTCCAACCCATGTTTTAAATTCTGATGGGGATGATTTGGAGCTTGTGATCTCTTTCGAGATCGATGGTCAGGCTTCAGATGATAATATTGATGCAGCTGATTTATCTTTAATTGTGTTGGATTACGGAGAGCCGAGTGTTGAATTCAATTTTGATGATCCTGTAATAATGCCGAGCCAAATTGAAATTACTATATCTGATATTGAGATGGAGTTGTTTGATTATTTTTTCCTGAATGAAGATGCGGCTAAAAATGCTTTGGTTGAGATTAATCTTAATTCAAGTCTTGATTTTTCCGGTAATGTTATTGAGGATTCTATTGAATTTGATTACTCTAATCGAGTGGTGACTTTCTCGGTATCACCGCCAACAGATAAAATTAAGGATCAGCCAATTTGGAATAATGATGAGACAACACCGACTTGGCAAGACCCATTTTCAGATTATCCACTTTATCAACCGAGTGGTGCTTGGTGTTTTAAAATGTGGTTCTATTTGAATAAAATATTTAAAATTGGTACTGGTCAAAATTATGCTGAATCAGATATAATCATCAAGCATAGCTGGGATTATAGAACGAGTGGAACACCAGCAACAGTTGGGCTTGCCGATCTATATTGGTATCATCAATTATTGACATTTTTCTCTCAGCAATGGGGTGTTAATTCCTTAGTTGAGTTTTTAGATTATTTAGCTTTTAATACAAATTCTATGATCGGTATGCTTAATGTTGATACGCCTTTTCTGGTACAACTATATCGGTATGATGGCACGGATTTACAAACTTTAAATAAAGTTCAAAGCCATATTGTTGCTTATGAGCACGGGATTAAAAACTATTTTAGGTTGGAAAATTTTTCCAATTTTACAGTGAATCGAACATGGACAGCTGGCAACCTAAATTTCTCTGATGATAAAAGTGATCGCAAAACAGTGATGGATATGTTTATCGAGAATACTATTGGTGGTGGAGTTTGGACTTGTTATTTCTTTGGTACGAGTTTAGGCACTAACCCATCAACAATTCTTACGTCTGATGGCACTACTTTGAATATAACAGGTGTAAGGAATCCTGATACTGATGGGACAACTTGGACAGCTGATTCTGGAAAGATGACAGCCGATCAGCAATACTATTTTAGGAGTGATCCTGCTAATACAATTATCCATCGAATTACTGCTGAAGGAATTGATTATGATTTCTTTAAGAATTTCACTTTAAATGGTTATAAATTCCAGATAATAGGATGGAAGAAAAAATACACTCAAAATTTAACTGAGTTTAAATGCATTAATTTAGGAGCTGTTACATAATGAGCATATTTGGAACAGGCAAACCAAAGGTAGAATACGGAGCAACTCCAACTACGGTTAATATAGATTATTGTGAAATTTTAAACATTGATTATTTGCAAGATAATATAATCAATAAATCTAAAGTTGCTGGTGAGATTGGTCATTATGAAAAAGGCGTTCAGGTTTCAATCGAGATTAAAGTCAATCTTTGGAAAGAGACAAATATTTCAACTAAATTTAACTCCTATTTAGCATTGAAAAATCAAGATTTAACTTTTTACTTGCACAGGGATTCAGGAGCTTTTGACGATAGTTCTGGTGATCCGGTAATGTTTAGGATGATAGAATTTAAACCAATATATTTAACTCAGCATAATTTTGAAGATGTTTTAATAATGAAATTTATTTCCACTGATTATGTTGATCTCGATCAGCATATCAAACCATAAAAGGAGAAAAGAATGAACAGGCATTATGGGGATGCACTTGCGGCTTTAAACGCAATAACAACAGCAGGATTACCGAGAACAATTGATGTTAGTTCTACTGATTATACACCACCTGCTGGCAATCCGATTAAAAATATCCATGTAGGAACTCAGGGTGATTTATCTATTGTTGATCTTGAAGATAATACTGTAATAGTTTCTAATTGGGTTGGCTGGCTTGATTGCGGTGCTAAAAAGGTTTTAAATGCGAATACAACTGCTTCTTCAATAACAGTTGTTTTAGCAACAAAATAAAAAGGAGTAATAATGATGAATGGTCGTGGTCATGGGCACCCATTTCACTCAAAAGATAGCGAAGTATCACCATTATTTGCTACAGAAGGTTTAGTGCTTGCTACAAATCCAGCAATGCAATTGCTTGGTGGCTCTATGGCTGAATCACTCGGCGATAATATTATACCAAACGGTGATTTCCATGATTATACAATGGATCAATTTGAGGGTGGAGACCCTATTGATGAAACTGCCGATGCCTATACTTTAACTGAAGGCTCTGTGGATGATGGAGCACTGTCAGATACAACAGCTCTTAATGGCAATACCTTTGATATCCGAGAAACTCAATCAGCAACACCGGGCATGGATATTGACTTTGACTTTGGGATTACTACGAATTACATAGGTTTATACTTTCACCTTACAGGATCACATAATTCAAGCCATGACTTAACAATACAGGCTCATAACGGTACAAGCTGGGATGACATCGGAATTTGGGAAGCTCGGACAGATTTGGCTGATGCGGCTTTCGGGCTTGAACCTGAACATACAATATCTGGAAATGTTAGTATAAGAATACTCCACCCAAATGCAGGTATTACAGCTCATGTAATGAGTATAGATCACATGTATGTAAATGCTCATTACCCACAGTACACAAAAGCCCATTGGATATTCGATGATACATACCATGAAACCGAGCAGACGGGGCTTGAAATAAATGAAGATTTATCTGCTAATGGGAGGCATTTAATATCAGTAGGGATGAGCACAGATTTTGAAGATGAACTTGTTTCTGGTTCACCGATCTATAAAGATGGTAATGGCTTGCAATTTGATGGAGTTGATGACAGGCTGTATCTCGATAACACTGATACAAATGCTATTGATCCATTAAGCGATGATTTCAGCGTGGCTATTTCATTTAAAGAACCCACTCAAGGCAATGACACAAGATCATTGATGGGCTGTGGCGATGGAACTCCAGGATGGGATATAAAAATTGGTTATGACGAGAGTTTATCGTTTGTAATACGTGATGATTCAGCCAATCAAGTTACCGCAAGTAGCTCAGCTGGTATCATTCCTGCTAATACATTTTGCCATGTTGTTGGCACAGTTGACCGGACAGCTAATATGATGTATTTATATTTAAACGGAGTTCAAGTTGCCAGTGCTGATATATCGACAGTAACCGACCAAATATCTTCAGGTAGATTTTTTACAATAGGCAGACGCCCTTATGTTGATGGCGGATATTTAGCTGGCAGTGTGTATGAAGTTATGATCCATATTGGCAAAGTAATGACAGCAAGTGAAGTTGGAATGGCTTATAATCTTTCCAAAGGAGCAACTTTCGCTGTCGGTACTTATGCAACAAATCTTGCTCCAAGATATAGTGCTGATATATTTGCTCAACCTATTTCTCGCAATGGCGGCTATACTAAATTTCCAGCGACTCTTGAAAATGATCAATTATACAAGCTTACTTTTAAAATATTATACACAAATAATGGCAGTGCAACTAATCGATTATACAACGTACCTACTGGCTATATTGCACATCCTACTGATGCTGATACGTACTCAGTATACTTTAACGAAGCAACGAAAACTGGTAATTATATTGAATTTCTTCCACTAACAAGCAACAACTATTTTTATCTTGAATACATTAAGGTTCAAAAAGTCCTAAATGCTTCACAGATTGATAATGGCAGAGCTGATCATTATCTTGAAGATTATTCTAATGGTGGTCAAGAATGGACTGAAGTTGAGATATCAAATGTAGGTTATACTGAAAACATTGTTGATACTGATACTGACGGAGTAGGTGATGGTTGGCAAGGAACAAGCAATGCAACAGTCAAAACATACTCATTGGTGACTGGGAATGGATTTACTTACAATGCACAAAGGTCTGAAACTGATGCAAGTGGAAGTTATCATTATTTAAATTGCCCAATTTTCAGTGATACTGGCGCAGGTTTTTATCGTGTTAGATATAAGTACAGATCAAGTAGGACAATGTATTTAGATAATTTTGGATATGCAGACTCAAATCAGCCTGCCAATACTGGTGATGCTATAGAAGTAGATGAAGTACATTATCACACAGGATTAGCTCGATTAAGGTTTCAATCAAGTACTGGTGGTACTGCCGCTTATCTTGAAATTGGCGAAATATATTTAGAGTATTTGGGCAATGGCTATGAAGGTCTTATAAAAAACTCACTCGAAACAAACGATCTCGAGCATCCATTTTCTTTAAATCTTGATGGCGTGGATGATTTCGTTGATTTTGGCAAGGAAGATATATTTGAACCTGATGCTAATATTGATTTCATTCTTGGTGTTTGGGTTCACTGGGATGATACAAAGGATTGGGCAACTTATTATAATAATAAAATGATATTCGGGAATAGAGATGCTCATGGCTCTGGAACTGGATATGAGATTGCTTATGGCAGTACATCTGGTCAAATACAAGTAAGGGTCAGGGGAACAACAAATGAGGATATTGACTATGGAACAATAACTGCTGGCTGGAATTATATTTGCCTTGTCCGTGATAATGGGAATACGCTTTTAAGATGTTTTGTTAATGGAGTTGAACAAGGATCGGGAACTGCTCTAACAGCTACAGGCGATACAACAAATGATGATTCACTTAATCTTGGAGCAAATGGCAATGAGAATGCTTGGATTATAGGAAAAATCGGTATGGCTCAAATGTATCATTTTGACGGTAATGACGGCAGACCTTCTGCTTTACCATCTGGATTTGTAGCAGATATAATTCAATATAATTACGATCAGCAAAAACAATATTATGAGGACTTATAAAATGGCTTATCCAATTAAAACAATCTATTATGTTGACTATAAGGGCAGGGCAATCGTCTTTTCTTCTTATAGGCATGCTGAGGAAATTGCTAACAAATACGGAAAGCAAGTCCAGTCACTTACATACCAAAAATATTCCGTTGATCTTGAACCAGTTCCACCTGTACAGAATTTAACTCGAAAAGCATTTTTGGTTCTGACTCAGACCCAATTTAATACTCTTAATTCTAATGATGGAATATTCCAAACGGCTGGCACTATTTCCGGTGAAGAAGTAGATTTTCAAGATAATAATTATTTCACGGCTCTTCCACCATTAGCTTTTGCTAACAAGCGGCAATCGAATGATGGAACTATGGCATTGTATGAAATTGATTTGAATTACCGGAAGGAAACTGCCACTGGTGATATTACCTTTAATGGTGCGAATTATATACAGGATTTAAAGCAAGCAGGAGAGATCGAAGATGCTTATTATAAATCCGTAACAGAAGAAGAAGCAGCTGCCGGTAGAAAAACTATTTATGAATATCTGGAAGAGAATCCGGATGACTGGGAAGCTGAGGAGCCTGTTTAAAAAAGGAGTTCAGATGAAAGATCAAGATGGCAATGTAATTAAAGAAAGAGTTGATGATTCACCGTATAAGAAATTCATGAAATATTACTTTCCATGGATTGCTGTGCTGGGCTTGCTTGTTTTTAATGTATTCATTCATCCGCTTAATTCCAAAGTTCATTTTGAAAACGGCGATAAGGAAAAAATGGAAAATCAGGTTGAATCGAATAAATATTTAATTCACGAGCATGCAAACAAAAAAGATTTACATGTTGATTTGCAATTCCATACAGATTTCCAAGCCCAAAAAGGGATGCTAAAATCACTTGATGAGAAAATGGATCAGATAATCTCTATGCGAAATGCAGATGCTCAATACTTAATAAATATAGAATCAAAGTTGGATAAAAATTATGAAGAGTTATCCGACAAGATTGACGAATTTCATAAAGGAGAATAGCATGGGAATTTTTGATAACATCACCAGCCTTTTTTCCGGTGGAATATCTAAAGCAGTTGACTCTGTTACCGGATTACTTGATAATGTCATCACCACTGATGAAGAAAGAGATCAGGCTAAAATAGAGCTACAAAAGACTTTTAATGAATTGGAAGCAGAGCAGTTAGAACTTCTACACCAATACGAAAAAGAAATCACGGAACGCCACAAGACCGATATGATGTCAGATAGTTGGCTGTCTAAGAACATCAGACCACTTGTAATGGCTTTTCTCGTGTTAGCCGTTACTTTACTTGCCTATGTCACAATCTTCGCTGTAGAGCCAGATATGCAAGCATTAGTGGATGATTGGATTGGCTTCTTTACTACTATAATGGTTACGGTTGTTACATTCTACTTTGGGAGCAGGGGAATTGAAAAAGTCCAGAAAATCAGGATCAAAAAAGAAGAAAGCTAAACGGGATTACAAGAAGGAATATGCTAATTTTCACGGCAAGCCTGAACAGATAAAATTTCGAGTCATGCGGAAGCAAGCCCGAAAGATTATGGGATTAAAAACTGGTGATCCAAGAGAAGTGGATCATATAATTCCTTTGTCTAAAGGCGGCACTAATGCCAAAAGTAATTTGAGAATCGTATCCCGTAAAACAAACCGGAAAAAAAGTAATGCCAGATAGATGGTTAAAAAAATGGAACACCTGTAAGAAATGCGTCCGTGAAATCTTTCGTGAGAATACAGAAGTGAAGGCGATAGCGGTATCAATTATAGCCAGAGAAGTCTATAATGAGTTAAAGAAATATGACACCAGAATATCTGGCTCTGAAATGATTTCTTCGAGTAATACATTGGCAGAAAAAATATCTAAGGAGCTTTTTGAATGATTAAAGCACAAATGCCAAATTATTTTGGCGGCAACTCTAATGAGCCTAATAAAATCATTATTCATTCCATGGGTGAAATTATAGATAATGATGAGATTGATTTTTATGCTCCGAATTGGCTTGAACAACTTGAATTGTCCGTCCATGCTTTCATAACTCCAACTGGAGTTATCATTAGAAGTAGATCAGATAATCAAGGAGCTTGGCATTGTAAGGGATATAATGTAAACTCTTTAGGTGTTGAATTTTTAGTTGCAGGATTGCATACTTATGAAACTTTTTTATCAGCTATTGATAAGCCTTATATATCCCCAGCTCAATATAAAGCTGGTGTTTCTCTTGTTAAATCATGGGTGGGAAAATTTGATATTGAGAAAGATAGGATTTTTAAACATAGTTTCCTTGATCCTGAAAGGAAATATGATCCGGGCAATGGTTTCCCATGGACTAAATTTATTAATGATATTTACACATGTTAAACTTAATTAGGAGAACGTAATGGATTGGAAAAAAGTATTTAAGGATAAATGGAGCAAGTGGCATATTGTACGTGGTTTCATTGTTTGCTTTCTATTGTTAGCTTACATCGGTTCTGCTCCTTCTGAAGTTGGTGGATTCTTTATCAATTTCACAATCTTTTTGGCAGTTATGCTTTTGGTCACCTTCCCATTCTTAATGGAGCTATGGGACACTAAAAAAGTTCTATATAATGATGAAGAAAGAATCCTTGGCTGGTCGAAATTTAGCAAATGGATATTTACTTCTGAAGGCTTATTCGATCCAGCAGACCTTTTTCTGGATTATGTTGGTTATTTTATAGCCATTCTACTATTCGGCTTTTTATTCGGCTTTTAGTCGAAAATGGCTTGTCAGGATGGCTCCAGTTCTACGATCTCGATATCACCTATATAATATGACTCGGAAAGTAGAACGGCTGGCAAATGGTGGATTTGGGCGTCTGATGGCGAATACTATATAAAAGGGTAGTTTTTAGATGTAAAAAAAGCCAGATTGGGGAATCTGGCTATTTTTTGTCGGTTTGGGTAGGATTTATTGAACTAAAGTGTCATAAGCAGATGATGAAATCTTTTTCGCCAATTCAACATTCCTGTTTTCTACGACATGAGAGCTAAACCAAGTTACCATTTGGTAGAAATCCCACATGGTTTTTAGATTCTTAGCTTTCAACTCATCTTTATACAACTTGCCTAATTTCTTAGCATAAAGCTTTCCTAATTCAAGAGCCTTAAAAAGCTCAGCGGCTTTGGCTTTCTCGAAATCCATTTTTTTGATCGAGTCAAAGGATTTCTTTACATCATTCTGAAATATTGAAATAGCAGTTTGGATCGAAAGAATCAAATTATCAACCATTTCACTCTCTTCTACAAAATGGCGAGTTTTAAAAGAGTGCATTTCCTCAGGGACTCTTAACCCATTTAAACAAACCAGACGGTAACCAAAAATTGAGAATCCCCATGTTGAGCTTCCATCATAGGAATTATGGAGGTCGATGCCCAATTGAATATTGTCTGGAACTTCGCCATAACTGGTTTCGTGCGTTCCGCATTCAATAGAGTATTCCGGTAGAATATAGCGAGCCGTGAATCTGCTACCAGTTCTGTTTAATTTTTCTGATACTCTTTTAAACTTAACATCAGTTTCTTTTAGATACTTTTCCAGAGTATCAACAACGGCTTTGTTTGATACTACTTCATACTTGTCTGAAACTACTGAGATGATTTCATCAGTATCAGCATTAATTACAGCTTGCCTTGCTACTCTCTTTTTCCCTTCGATGGTTTGGATGTCTTCTGTCCGGATCGAGTAAAAAGGATTGGTGGTGGTTTCTTGATTCTTCATTTTGTACTCCTTAATTTGGTAGATTGTTATTGTCACTACAAATATACGGACAAAAAAACCAAAAGTAAAGTTTTTTTTTATTTTTTTTTGGGAATAAAAAAAGCCAGCCCAAATGGACTGGCTCGGAAGGAATAAGTGTGGGCTTATTTCTTTTCTGTTTGACCGTCTGCTTCAGGTGCCGCTTTCTCTTTTTTAGCTTTGGCTTCAGCTTTTTTCCGGTCTGCTTCTTCTTTCTTTGCCTTTGCTTCTTCTTCTTTTTTAGCTTTGGCTTCAGCTTTTTTCCGGTCTGCTTCTTCTTTCTTTGCTTTCTTCTCAGCTTCTTTCGCAGCTGCCTTAGCTTTCTTCGCAATCTCTTTAGCTTTCTTCTCAGCTTCTTTCTTCTCAGCTTCTTCTTTAGCCTTCTGCTCAGCTACAGCGTTCTCAGCAACAGCATCTTTAAAGATCGCTTTAAGGGCAGTAGTGGCAGTTCCATAAGGATAGAAAGTTTCATTATTAACCATATACAATCCTGTCCGGTAGGCAATCTTCATATTGCCATCAACTCTGGGGAATACAGCGGCACGAATTCCATTAGGCATTACAAACGAAATCGCAAAAGGAACAGCAGGATCACCCTTTACACGATCAATAGTTTCAACTCCAAGCTCTTTCCCGAATTTACGCAGATCAGATAGAGTGTCAGCCACACGTACCTTTGGTGCTGATTCTTTCTTCGCTTTTTTAGTTGAAGCTTTTGCTTCTACTGCTTTAAGGATAGCATCTTCAGCATCACTGCGGCTCTTACCATTGATGTCGACTCCATTTGCTTTTGCCAGCACCTGTAAGTCTTCAGTTTCTAAATAGCTTAATTCTTGCTTAGTCATCTCTGACTCCTTCATTTGGTTAGTTATTGTTGTCATATCAAATATACGGACAAAAAAACCAAAAGTAAAGTTTTTTTTATTTTTTTTGAATTTAGCTCGGAAGGATTAATCCAGCAGGATTTTTAATGTTATTGAAAACCTTCTTACAGAGCTTCATTTCCTTGCCCACTAATTCAATATGAGTAGTTAAATATTTGAATATAGAATCCTTTAATAAGGCGAATAGATTTGGATTATCCATATCCGTAATTATCATAGCCATAGTGAATCCGGTTTTGGGAATAGACATCGTGATTACATTCTTATGCTTTCCGACTTCATCACTAACAACAGAAAATTGAGTGGCTATTCCTATTTTGTTAAAATCTCCATTTAACTGTTTCGCCTTTTTCATTATTTCCTTCTGTTCCATCGATTCATTAATTTTCATGTTGGCATTATGCTTTTCCATTACAGCTCCTTTTTGTTATTTTAATAAAGTTATCTATTTCATGCTTAATATCATCTGACCAATTAAATTTAATGAATCTGCCATCAGAAAAACCAGTGATAAATCCCATACGACTATATTGCTTTACTCTAAATTTTTGAAGTTTTTCTGGTGTATCATGAAAATTGCGTTTTATTTCAATCCAATAAGGCATATGATCTTTTATTAGGATCATCAAATCTGGTAAACCTTTTTTCATAAATTTAGAACCATGCACATTAATGAAGTCAACATTTTTAACTCCAAAATGTTTTCGGAATGTAGCCAATATCATTTCTCTTGCTTCACCTTCCAGTAAATCTCCTTCTTTATTCGGCATATTTGAGCACCTTCATTTTAGTAATTTGAACTTTCATAAAACCATCTAACTTGTCGCCTTCTAAAGCTATAATGCCCCCGACTTTTGCTTTAAAAATTTCATCTTTAAAATCAGCATACCGGAATCGATTAATACCAGCAAATATAGTCCCAGTATCATCCTCAATAACTAAGTTAAAGAATTTATCCAAATCTGCATTCCGGTAATTTCTTTTTTCATGCTCAGCTTTTTTCTGAACTGTCAACTCATTAATGCTCCTTAAATTTATCAGTTTTATCTTTCCAATTAATCGCACAGTGGTTGTATCATCATCAACATCTCGTATATACTTGAAATTTTTCTCCTTATAATACTCATCATAGTCATCGCCAATAGGATAGAAATCAGCCCATTGAGCAAATTCATACGGGATTTTAGCATCTGGCTCTCGCTCGTTTATAGGTTGGGCGAATAAATCACTTTGCTCTACTTTAAAAGAAGTAGGCAACGCATTAAACTTTCTTAACAATTCAAAGTTTTTAGCTCCAACTAATTTCTTAAATTGCTGGATCGAATTTACCTTGTCTCTGGCTTCAATTATTTTATCTGCCTGCTTTTCTCCTATTCCCTTAATATTGGAAAAGCCACCATATATGATGCCGTCTTTTAATGAGAATGTTTTCTCTGATTTATTAGGATCGAGCAGAACGAATTTGCCATCGAAGTGTTCAAGCCATTCTTTTAATAAGAGTTTAATTGAATCTTCATCTCCTTCTTCTTGTAAAGTAGAAATTATAAACTCGGCAGGGTAGTTTGCTTTTAAATAAAGAGTCCAATAAGATATATAGCCATAAGAAACTGAATGGGATTTATTAAAAGCCCATGAACCGAATGTACAGATGCCATTCCACAGATCATCAATCTCGTATTCATTGAGACCATTTTCCTTTGCTCCTTTGGTGAAGGTTTCTAAGAAGGTATTGAAAAATTCCACGCCTTTAGATTTGGAAATAAGAGTTCTGATTTCTTTCGTATCTTTCCAGCTCATTTTTCCGATCTCTCGCATGATCTTGATAACTTGCTCCTGATAAATTACAATCCCTAATGTCTCTTCTGTTATCTCTTCAAGAGATTGGTGGATATAGGTCGGTTTCTCCATTGTTTTTCTTTTAAACTTCTTTACGAAAGCTCTGCGATTTAAGTATTTTGTAGTCATGCCGGAATGTAAAGTGCCCGGTCTTGCTAATGCTGAAATCTCATGCATAGAATCGAAATTGTCCGGATAACTTTGCTTGCTAACAGCCTTCAGAGCCGCACCTTCAAATTGGAATATACCGGAAAAGAGATGATCATTTAAAATCTTAAATGCTTTGGGATCATCTAACGGGATATTGTAAAGCCATGTATTGTCTTTTCCGATTAGGTTTAAAACACTCTCAATTACAGTTAGTTGCTTTAATCCTAACGCATCGACTTTTAATAGGTTTAAATCCTCAGCGTATTTTTTATCAATTGTTAGTAGCTTTTTATCCTCATAAGGCATGAAGCTTCCATACTTCTCAAGCTCATCTTCGCTTATTATTATTGCCGCAGCATGGATGCCCGACTGTCTGGCTTGACCTTCGATTTTTGTAGCAAGTTTAAATTCGCTATGACGATCCATCATTGTAGCCACTTCTTCAATTTCTGAAATGGAATCTTCAATGCAATAGTCAGCCCTGCTATCACCAGAACTGCGCTCAATAATATTTTTAGCAAGAGATTCAATGTCTTTTCTCGGCAAGTTGAATATTCTACCAATATCCCAGATTGAATTCTTTCCTTTGAAATAAGATATTGTACCTAAAAGTGCGACATGATCCCTGCCATATTTCTTCTCCAAATAATAGTAAATTTCATCCCTTCTTTTATGAGGGAAATCAATATCAATATCCGGTGGATCAGTTCTATAATGATCAATAAATCTTTCGAACATTAAGCCATGGTTCAGCGGATTAACTTCTGTGATATCTAATACATAAGCAATTAGACTCCCAGCAGCAGAACCACGAGCAGCACCAACTAACATTCCTTTGGTATATTTAGCCCACTTTACAAGATCGGAAATTATAAGGAAATAATCAACAAAATCTTTTTCAATTATAATCCCTTTTTCATACTCTATTCGATCCTTCTTATCAGCCGTATAATTATGCCCAAATCTTTTTTTAATCCCATCATCAATCCATTGCTCGAATAATTCACGGCTTTCTTTAGGCGTGTTCCCGTATCTTAGAAATTTTGCCGGTTCAAAGCCAGCATTCGCCACCTGTGCTATTTTATTCGTATTCCCGATAAATTCCATGGCTCTTTCTTTAAAGAGCTTAAAAGCCAAATTTGAGGCTCTTTCGCTTTCCAGTAGAAATAAATGATCCCATAGTTTTATTCGGCTTTGGCTCCAATAATCTTGCTTCATACCAATAGATAGCATAATGTCTTGAGCTTGATGATCTTTAGGAGCTGGGAAGTGTGTGTCTGAAGTCATGGCGATAGGAATTTCTGCTTGATCAGCCAATTTAATAATCGACTCAAGTTCAACTTGCCTCTCGAAAAATGGACTGACTTCGATATAAAAATCATCAATATTCCGATCCATTATTTTCATCCAGTGTAGTGTTAATTCAGGATCACTTTCAGCATGCCTAACTGGAAAACCATCACCCATACATCCAGATAAAACAACCAAGCCCTTTTGATGCTGGAATAGTATATTGTTATCAATGCGTGGTTTATAATACATCCCTTCTTTATAGGCAAAAGTCATTAGCTTATAAAGGTTATGAAGTCCTTCATTATTCTTAGCAATTACGGTTAAATGATATCTTTGTTTATTCTTTTCTTCAACATCGATATCATAATAAAATTCGCAACCCAATATCGCTTTTATTCCTTTTTCCTTTAATTGGAAATAGAAGGGGATATGCGCCCACGTGGAGCCATGATCTGTTAATCCTATTTTATCTTGCCCAAGCTCTTTTAATCTCTCAGCATATTGCTTAGGCGTTCCGTATCCATCTAAAAAAGAGTATGTAGTATGTACGTGAAGATTGGTAAATTCCATTTTATTTCCTAAAGTATTTTGAATATCTTACTACTGGTTCACGTTCTAATTGGCAGTAACCAAATAACTTATTGGCAGCATCAATATACGATTGAGTAAAAGAATTTGGAATTTGGAAATCGCCTTGCTGAAACATATTTAATTGCTGTAATTCTACAATCCTATTCACATCATAATTAGTGCCAAGTAAATTGTTAAGATAATTATTTACTTCACCAACTATTACATAATGGTCGCTATCCAAAGCCGCCATCCCACCTTCCCTTTTTTTAGCATTTAAAGCAGTGTTTCTTCTATGGAGAGTTGGATTGTTCATTTGCTTAGCCGGATAAAAGCCATATTTAGCAATAGTCCAAATGCTCATTTGCTCATCAAATAATCCTGTAATATCTCTTAAATCATTATGGATAAATCCTGCGAAATCTAATGGGAATATTTGCTCCATATTCCTAAATACCAATCCACGATCTCTCCATGGGAACCCACCCCAAAAAGGGATTATATCATCGCCTTGTTGAGAGCCGCCAAGAAAAGAAGAGCACCAGACAACTCCACATTGATCATTCAATAGTAGATAATCGATTGCCTGATCATATTTTTTAAAGCTCCCTTTTTTAAATAGGAAATCAGAATCAACACCAATAAAGAAATCAGAATGAAAATAATTATTCGATTCAATTATTGCGTCCGATATTATTCTTGAGAATTTAATCGGCTCTGGGTATTTATCAACTCCTACATGTATACAAGGCTCTGGGAATCCAATAGCATCATTCAACTCATTTTTTTCTTCAGTTGTATAGCCTTGAGAGTAGATAAAAACATTTAGATTGTATTTACTTTCTCCTATATTATCAAACAGACTTTTTACACATTGCTTCATCATGTCTAAATCTTTATATACTGGGATTATTATTGTTACATTAATTTTATCTTTCATCACCATCTCCTTTGATGGCATCTCTTTCTTTCCGGTCTTGTAATTTAGCAACATTTTCTTCTGCTATATCAACCATGAATAAATCAAAATTAATCGCTAAACTCATTAAGTCGACATAAATATTCATCAATGTATTACGAATATATTCAGCATAGGCAGTACGGACATAACCATGGGTGATTATATCATCCATATGCCTTAGTAAATATCCAGTATTATAGCCAAGAGATATCATTGTATGCTGGAGTGTTAATTTAGTAGTTTCAAGCTGCTGGAAATTATTACCAGCAACAAAGTTAAAATCAATCCCGAAAGCAGAAGCAATTTCTGACATGTACCAAAGTACATCTCCAATCTCCTTGCTAATAGCTTCAATTTTCTCTGGTGAATATTGGCAATTATCATCTCTGATAATCTTTTTATTTTTCCCCATTATTTCTCCAACTTCACTCATAATTCCGTTGGCTAAATAAATTAAATCATAATCATTATCTTTAGGATAGATGGCTGTTAATGAAGTGGCTTTTTGATATTCTCTCGGTGTCATTTTTTGCTCCTATTTTTTGAATAAGTTTCATATGCCAGTTCCTGACCTTCTCGATTTAATTCCCATACTTTAATTCCGCAAAATTCTTTTACAGCGCATTTATTAACTTTAACGCATGGAGCAGATATTCGGTCAGCCAGAACTGGGTGCAATTTAGTTCTAATTTCCTTAGCTATTCGCATCACTACATTCCGATATTCGTGCTGGGTATTCAAGCACAATCTCTGCTCAGTCATGTGGTATAGAGCATTTAGATTAATCGTCATGGTTATATCCGAATGGATATTCAAAGGTAATATTCCACGAGCATCTTCTGGATCAAATCCCTTTTCGATAAAATACTCATATTGATCTTGAATCTGTAACATTGCTACATGGAATTGAGCTTTTTTAAACTCATCTAAATTCGGGGGCATCGTATAGTGACCGCCTGTAGCAAATCCTTTTTTACTGACTACTCTTAAACTCTGGATTGAATAGGATGCCAGCCGTGTACGAGTTAGTTGCTGTTGGAAAGCTCGACTAACATTCTTAATCAGGAAAGTTAAAGATACATATTCGAGAGCCGTTCTGTGATAAGCTCTAAGAGCCTTATTCACGTGCCTAAGAATCTTAGTGTGATCTTTCCTATCTAAAGGCATTAAGTCATCAGACTCCCATGCTTCCACAGCCATAGCAATAGCATATAGCGGATCATCCGTATGGCTAAGCAAAGTTACACTTGGCTCTCTCTGGTCTGGTATTTTGTTATATTCAACCACGTTTGAACTCCTTAATTTGTTGATCGGTTTCATTTAAAATATGCTCAATTATAAAATCAGGATTCCATGAAGCAAACCTTCCAACCATATAAGCATCATAGTGATTTAATTGACGGAAAAGTTTATCCATTTTCTCCTTTTCTACCTTGTGGAATTTACCGATTTTCTGGATGAATGTAAAGCTTTCTTCCATCGGCTTATTAATACAATATTCATAAAAAATATTATTCTGCTCAATATGCCTTCGATAAAAAGGAATAAGTGGATCAGAGTAGTATTCTAATATAATTTCATTCTCAGGATGAAACTGATTATTCGGTAGGACTTTCACACCAACAGGGTAATACTGGATGAATATCTTATAACTTTGGAATAAATCATATCGTACTAATTTGCAGAATTTATGTAATGGAATTGTATTGATTAAATACCCATATTCAATTAAGAATTTTTCATTAGAATGTAAAATCTTTCCAGTTATCTCTTTAGAGTTTAAATCAATTCTTTCAACTTCCATATTTCCATATAGGTTAACATCGGAATAAAAAGCCTGAAGATTATAGTTGTATAATTCATCGAGCTTTTTCTTATGGGTGAATAATTCTACTGCACCATCTTTGTTATAAACCTTCTTAATATACTCAGCTTTAAAATCCCCACTACCAGAATGATACTTGGTGGTTAATGGCACTGGCTCCTCCATTGTTAGCTCATTCTTTTTATGGGAATATATCCGGTAATGTTTATTTTGGAATTGGTAGCCTGATTCTAATATAACCGGATTTAAATGTTTAAATTTCTGAGCAAAAGCAAGACCAGCTAAACCACCACCAAGAATAATATAATCAAATCGAGCTTTCATGAATTTCTCCTTGATCTCTTTTGCTTGAAATATTGCTCTTCTGATGGAGTCATCCCAGCCATAACTGACAAGCCACTATCCCTTAGAAATCTTTTCAACGGATTCTTTCTGTGAAAATGATGTCTTAATTCAGTTAATCTGGGATCATATTTAGGAGCAGTATGATTCATATCAAATGTAATAATTAAGCCCGAATAAGTCATTGTGGCTTGACCAAGTCCGACCATAGTCAATGGATCACGAAATCGAGTGATAAAGAAAATGGCGTCATACTGCGAGCAATCCGTTATTAAGGGATCATAGAAAAAAGCTTCTGTGAATTCGATTTCTTCATAATTTAGAATTGTTTTCAATGCATCTCCATCACTGATTTCAGACCAAGCTTCTTTTTTATTAATAATCAAAACATTACTTTTTTTCATCAGTATGCTCCTTAATTAATTCTTTGAAATAAATCCGGTTTAAATTCAGGTGGTCATTTTTAATCACCACATAAAACATAATAGCATAAATTGCGATGTCCCTTAAATAGTCCAGAACATTATCTGATGCCACGACATTTTTTTCGAATATTCCCACCAGCCATTTTTCCGCAAAATTTTCCAGTCTTGAAAAAGGTCTTTTTATTCCACCATAGAACATTTCAAGAATAGAAGTATTTTTATTTTGCGCCCATTTATTTCCTGAGTCTTTAGATTTCTTTTTGTGTAAATCGATCATGTTTAAAATCTCATTTTCGACATCCGGTAATAAGCCGAGCATAATTTTTTCAAACTGCTTGCTGTCTTTGTTCATCTTAAACTCCTTCAAGTCATTAGTTAAATTTTTAATTTGTTGGATCAGCCTAACTATTACAAAATAGTCTAAACCTTCATAGCATTTTACCGTTCCATCTTTGTGTTTTAGCATTAATGATTTTGCTGATTGGTACATTTTGTAGCCGTCAAACTCTAAAATTAATTTGTCTTCATCCATATAAATATTCCTTTTTATTTATAAATATACGAAAATCATATATTTTATCAATACCTTCTAAAAGCTCCAAATTCGGCTTCTAACAAACGATCGGTTTGCTCCATATAATTACACTCGGAACAAAAGAAAACATGGATTGCTGATACTACTGGGCAAAGTGGATCATTTTTGTTTATAGCCTTATACATCTTTTAATTATTCCCTTTTTGATATTTCGTATATTTTCTTGGTTTAGATTTCATGTTTTCTACCTGTAGGGAAATACACATAAAAATAAAAATCACTAAAGCTATTATCAATTCAGGCAAGCAAAAATCTTTTGGAGATAGAAAAAAAGCTCCAACATTCCAGATAGCAATTCCGAGAATAGTTCCCATTATTGAGATGTATAAAAAGAATTTAAGCATGGTCTATATCCTCAACTTTTTGTTCAAGCCTTAACCATTCGGCAACTTCTACTTTTCTTTTTCGATTGCCATTAGCATCATACCAATCAACTATGACTCTATTATTATCTGTAGCGGAAAGTCCAACAACTTTTCCCCGTGTAAATCCTGTACGTGATCTTAAAGAAACCATATCACCGACTCTCAAACCATCCCATCTATTTCGACTTTCATTAGCACTCATCTTTTCTCCATAATTAGGTTATTATAAATAGACAGGGCAAATGCCCTGCCTATTAAATTTACTACTTATTTGAATGTATCATCACTGTCTGCATCCGCCATAGCTTCAGCTTCAGCTTCCATTTCACCTTCATCATAATGAACATCGTAACCTTTTTCATTCATTAAATCAAAAATACTTTCCATGTATTCTACGATTGCTTCAGGAGCTTTACCAGATGGCTTAAAACGCATCTCATAATACGTTCCTTTTTCTCCTTTTACAAGCTCGGTGAATATCTCGTATTTGAAGTGCCATGGGTTAACTCTTTTCTGGTAGATTGAGTTGATCAATTTCTTTCCGGTAGGGAATGAAGTTTTCATGAAAGTTGCTATGATAGGATATTGATTTTCCACCGGAACATTAACCGGAATACAAACGATGTTCGCAACAGTGGAACATTCCTGTACATTTTCTTCTTTCTTTGTCTTCTCATTGTACTTTTTAGCCCACTGGCGATATTGGCAATTTAAACAACTGCCACCCGGATCACCATTACCAGTTTTGCCATCAGCCGACATGCATTTTACACCACCACCAGAATCGATTGGATGGTACATCAATCGGCTTTCTTTATACATAATCGGAACGATTTCCAGAGAGCCATCCTCACAAAGAATATCTTTGGAAATAGAATCAATTAAAATCCCTGCTTGGTATTTCATTGCTGATACTTCATCAGATAATGGCTGTACCAATTTAATTCTCGGCACCAGCATCATCTCTTCAGACAATGGAGCCAAGCCTTTTACTTCTTCAGCACCAGTCATAATTTTAAGATGAGAATAATCATCTTGTTTTACGATTTCTTTACCACTCATTTGTTTCTCCTTAGTTATTAGGTTGAATTAATTAGGTTGTTACTTCTTCTTTTTCTTCTTCTTTTTTCTCCTTTCTTTTATGGTTAAGTTGAATGGTGAAATTAGCATAGGCTTATTGGTGATAAGTTTTATTTCTTTAGTGCCATCACTAAAATTCTTAATATTTTCAACACCCAATTTTGAAAATATTATAGTTTTTTCACCATCCCAAACATACAACTTGTTATTTTCTAATAACACATCAGCTACTCTTGCCATCATGCAAACTCCACTTTGGTTTTTTTCCGGATATTTAATTTGGGCTCAGTATGGACTCCTATTCCATCAGGCAACTCATTTTCAATTTCATACATAGCCTTAACAGGAGCACTGTTAACTCTCTTCTGTACAAACTCGAATGACCCATTGGACATAACCCATTTCAGGAAAGCTTCAATGTCTTCAACTCCAGCATAGGTTTCTATTTTATAGGTCACTGAAGCAGTAGCTCCTGAAGCCTTATCAATCTCCAAATGTTCCATCTCTTCAAGCACGCCTTTTTCAATATTAGAATAAACTTCATTAAGTTGTTTAATCTGAGAATTTAGTCGAGCTTTTTCTACACGGATTTCTTGAAGCCTATCGATCCTTGCTCCAATCGGCTTATTCCGATCCATGGGCTCAGTGATAATGTCTACAACTTGATCTTCCATATTTTCTCCTTATATTTTATTGGTTTTGGGTGAATGATCCTGCACTTTATAGGTTTGCTTTTTAGCATCCCATAACAAGACGGTAACGTGCTGGAATTGTTCTCCCATAATAGTGCCGACTATATAAGTCATGATGCTCGATCCGGACAGCACAAGATAATCTGTATCAGTATTAAAATTATGCCTTGTTAGGGACTCTCTGATTCTGTACCTTAATCGGTCGAGTTCAAATAAATCCTGATCACCCTTCGTGATCATTATTATTTCATCTGAAAACTTTTTCGCTGGTCTTAAATCGTGCCCAGCCCAGTTGAGAAAAAATACTCTTTTCTTTGGCATGTTTACTCCTTTTCTAAATCTAATGTTTTAGTTTCAAATTTTATTCCGTGCTCTTGTAGTGCGGTAAAAAAGAATTTGGTAAATTGATCCACGTGAATAGGGCTGATAATATATTCACCACTATCCATTACAATCAAAGTATCCTTCCCACCTTCAGCAAGGCTGGCTTGCCTCCAAGTAGCTATTGAGCCTAATTGTATGTATTGTTTCACCACTTCCACTTTTTGCTCTGCGCTATCTATACCGAGAGCTTCCAAATTGCAATCAATTTCATCTTGGACTATAATCTTAGCAGGGATTTCCAGTGTAATTTGCCAATGCCATGCCATTTATTTCTCCTTCCAAATTCGATAAGTTTGGTACATAGGAAAGAATCCTACAAACCAGCTAAAAGCCATAATTATTAAATCTATTAAGTTGCTTGCCCATAGACCGGATAAACCCAATAAGCCGAGGCACCACCACTTGAAGAAGTGCCATCCGTCTTTATAAATAGCGATCCAGTGAAATGGATAAATAGTTCTATTGAAAATTTTAAAATGATAATTTCCTATCCAATATAAAACTGGGAACATTGGGCGATCATCTAAATCATCCCATTCTTTCCAAACATCATTATAAGTAAACCAATACTGGAATCGGGAAATATACATTAGGAATCGTAATTTTGTAAATGGCTTAATTTTCCAATCACCAAATTTAGATAAAACATTCCAAACCCATTTCTGTACCCAATTCTGATTATCGTTCCGGCAGTGATGAATTATTGTATCCATTATGTTATTAGAAAAACCTGATAAAAAAGCAAATAAGATCAAATATTTCATAGTGGTAACTCTCCTACCATAATTTGTTTTCCTTCCCAGTATAGCCGAGAAAAGTATCATATATAAAATAGGCTATAATAAATCCATTATAAAGCATTAAAAGTTCTTCAATCATATTCGTCCATACCTATATTCGTTAATGACTCTATGAAGTAGCATTTTATCCCAAGCCATCCTTTTATTTATAAAATCTACATGGGCGTTAGGAGCTTTTTTTGCACCGCTGGAATAGATTTCATCGAGCTTATTTTCCATTGCTCTTCTTTCCATCATTTGATTCTCTTTCTTTGATCCAATTCTTTGCTTCTTCGATCGTCTTGAATTCACTTTTCATTTCTCCCGTCTTTTTATTAGTTGCAAAAAACTTATCATAAATACTGTCAAAATCATTGCTGATAGCGATATATGGAACTATGTACCACTCTTCGATATCAAGCCATCTTTTAACAAGGTCATCCGAATCTTTTAAAACTGTTATCTTCATAGACTCTCCCTTATCCGGTTAATATCAAGCTTTACATTCATCTTTCTTTTGCTTAATAGGTTATCATATATATATTTCTCTATAAGCTTATTAATGATGAAATATTCAGTCATCGGGCTCATCTGACCAATCCTATTAATCCGGTCACGGCTTTGGAGATAGGATTCTAAATCCCAGTCAAGCTCCCACCTAATTATATTAGAGCAAAATTGGAGATTTAACCCATGGGCGTAAGATTTAGGATTCATTAAAAGGAATTGATAATCTCCATTCCTAAATGATTCTATTTTCTCCTGAACTTCTTTATCACCAGATGTTAAGTGGAGAACTTTATCACCTAAATGGTTGTTTAAAAATGACGCAGATTCTATAAAGTGGTTAAATAGCAAAGCTTGATCATCTCCAAGTTCTTCAATAATCTCATCCAGCACTTCCACTTTTCCGGTTTTAAATCTATGGGTCATATCATCCTCGTAAAATAGGAAACCAGATGACACCTGTCTCAATTTCATAAGCTGGGTCATAATAAAGTCTACTGTGTAAAGCTCTTCATCAATCTGGTATAAGCAATCATTTTTAATTTCCATGTATAAGGTTTCTTGCTCTTTTAGAAGGCTATATGTCCTAATCTCAGAAGTGATCGGGGGCAAATCAACGCAATCTCTTTTCTTATGCTGTACGGAAAATTTATTGATTTTATTTAGGATTATATCATATGTATCATCGTGCGGAATCCAAGAATATTCAAGCCATGGCGGCTGATAAAAATACCTATACCGGAATTTATAAAACTCAGCTTTAATTGATGTAGCTGTTATATCGAAAACAGACCAGCTAAGAAATCGCAATTGGGTAAATATATCCAGCAGGTTATTAGGGGCAATGGTTCCAGTCATTATAGCTCTATATCTCGGCTGGTTATCCTTAGAAGTTCTGCTCATTTGATTTCGAGCTAATGCTAAAATGGCTTGTGTTCTCTTGCTCTTAATATTCTTAATCTTAGTAGACTCGTCAAGGATTATATATTTCCAATCAATCTCATTTAACTCGTCATAGACTCTCCAGAAAGAATCATAATTTATTATGTTAAAAGACTTCACACCATCCTTTAAAGCCTTCTTTATTTTAGCCGTGCCCCCGACCAAAATTTGGATCGTATAATCTGGAAAGTATTCGCTTAATTGCTCCTTCCAAACCGACTCCATAATTGATTTGGGACAGATGATTAAAACCGGATCAACGAATAGCTGTTGTAACATATAAATCTGTACTAAAGTTTTGCCAGTGCCCGGCTGTGATAAATCAGCGAAATAAGGATGAGAGAATGGCAAGTCTAAAAATTTCTGGACAGTTTCTTGTTGGTGGGCGTAAAGATAATCATAGGAAAGTTGCTTCTTAATTTTCATCTTAAATCCTAATTAGTTAAATATTTATTTTCGAGCCTTTTTAAATATAAGGATAAAAAAGGAAAAGTAAAAAATTTTTTTTCGAGCCTTCTTTTTCGTATATTATACGGTCGGTTTTATCCTTATAAAAAAATATATTTTTCTTAGCACATTCAAAAGGGAGCTTGAAATGGCGCAAGGCACTTTTATCTCATTTTTTCATTCCGCTTTGGAACCAATACCAGAATCAAAATTAACTAATGAACAATACATAGAGTATATTAAAGAAGGAAAGTGGAAGTCCAAAGTTGAAGATTATCGAAATGGAAAAATACAGAAAAAATACCTTCCCTTAGTTACGCCATCGGGATTATTCAGTAAAAGAGATTTGAAGAATTTGATATCTGCTTCCGGTAGGATGGTTGCTGATGTTGATGCTAAGAGCAATCCAGGTTTAGATTTTGGAGCTTTGTTAGAACAACTTAAAAAAGACCCAACAGTGGAATGGGCTCATGTATCTGTATCCGGTCGTGGATTAGCCGTATGCCATTTAGTGCCGAGAAGCAAAGAGAAATTCGGCAATCACTTTTTAGCCTTAGAGAATTACTACCTTCACCGATATAATGTTATCATCGATCCAGCTTGTAAGGATATTACCAGAGCCAGATTTATCTCTTATGATCCAGAAGCATACTTCAATAAAACTGCCCAGCCATTTACCCAAATTGTAGAGGACAATAAAAACCCAGAGAAGTCTACAATTAAAGTAGACTTAACCAATAATGAAATAGACCAAGTAATACAAAAGATAATTGATGAAGAAATTGATATCACTACCGACTATGAAGTATGGGTGAAAATATGCTTTAGCCTTATAGCTAAATATAAAGATGAGGCTCGTGGTAGATTCCATAAGGTTTCGCAATTCTATCCTAATTATAATGAGATGAGTTGCGACAGACAATTTGATCAGTGCTTAGAGCATTATAATAAGACCAGAGATGACTCTGTTTCAATTAAGACTTTCCTTTATTATGCTAAAGAAGCAGGCATCCCGATTATCAATGAGAATTTAGAACAGGTCAAGGAAATAGCCGCAATATTCACGTCATTCAGTAGGGACAAAGAAGAGCTAAAAAGCCGATATAAGGATCAGGCAGAACTCGATGCAATTGATGAAGTTTACGACATGAGAAGAGCTGATAAAAATAACCTAATTAAATACACCAGACGAATAGACATTCTAAAGATTATAGTTGACCATTTATATGATGTAAAATTTAACGAAATCACCGAGACACTACTCGTGGAAGGTCAACCATTAAGGGATGAATTTCTGGATAAAATCCGGATGAATTTACTCGATTTTATGGGCTTGAAATTCGCAGCTGCGGATATACAATCTATATTTAATTCTGTTAAATTGACCAATCCATTTAATCCCTTTAAACGGTTTATCCAAACCCACCAGAATATCGATCTAAATGGTGTAGATTATTTCAAAGAAATTACAAGCTGTCTTGATGCTGATATGGAGCCTGATTTATTATACAAGTTTTTCAAATCATGGTATTTAGGTATGATATCTTCAATACACGGCACGCACTCGATTTTAGTTCTAATATTTTCCGGTGGGCAAGGAATAGGGAAAACTCAATTTTTTAGAAATCTTTTACCAGACGATTTACGAGAATATTTCACCACTAAAGGGATCGATAAAACAGACAAAGACGATTTAAGACTAATGACTGAAAAATTAATAATTCTTGATGATGAGTATACCGGAAAAACCAGACGTGAAGTAAAGGATTTTAAAGAGCTTGTTTCAAAAGATGAGATAACTTACAGACCACCATACGGCAGATATCCTATTATAAAGAAAAGGCTATGCGTATTTGCCGGCACCACTAACACCACTGAATTATTGGAAGACTTTACTGGAAATAGAAGGATCATTCCAATCCAAGTCAATGATATTGATTTACCTAAATTTGAGGCGATAGATAAAAATAAGCTTTTTATCCAAGCTTATAATGAATGGAGTAAAATCGGTAATGATTGGATGCTTAAAAAAGAAGATGTGAAAAATTTAAATGATGTTAGTGGTAGATTTAAGATTGATATCGCAGAAGAAGAACTTTTAAAAATATATACAGAACCAGCAGATATAAAAGAAGATGAATGCTACCTTGTTATTCCCAGTGTTTTATTAGGATATTTACAAACCAAAACTGGCGTCAGGCTAAATCCTAAACGATTACACGCCATTTTAAACTTCAAAGGCTATGATACGAAAACTAAGAAGTTGCGTGGTAAAGCTGGAAGGTTCATCCCGATTAATTTTGCTAATGATGAAGACTTCAAAGAATTTTTACAGACTATTAATGAAAGACCGCTGACAAATTACACTCCTATCGATAAATTACCGGATAAAGAAAAAGATGATGTATTTTAATAAAAATGGCTTGTCAGGATAGCCCTGATTCTACGATCTCGTGGTGGGCTATATAATAAGACTCGGAAAATTTGCGGCTCTTAGATGGCGAATTTGGAGCTCATGGATTTTAGATGTAAAAAAAGCCGGACAATGCCGGCTCTTTAATTAGGTAGATTTTATTTAAAAGAGTCATCTCCAGAATATTCAGATAAAAGAAAAACTATATCTTCAAGATTTGGATTAACATCACAATTTGGATCAATATAAAGCTGGGCAAACATTATTCCAAGATGGTAAATATTCATAATATTCACTCCATCAGATACGAGGCAATCAATTGCTATTTCACCACTAACATTAATCCGGTAGTAAGCACCTTTTACAATCTCTCCACCATGCAAATCCTTTAAAGGTAATTCTACGAGTTCAAAATCATTATCTTCCAAAATCATCTTCAGGCTCTTTTTGAATTCGCCTTTTTCTACTTCTAACATTGCTTGGAAATCTGTCATTTTGGTTCTCCTTTTAATTATTGCGTTCATTACAAATATAAGGAATAAATTAACAAAAGTAAAGTATTTTTTTATTTTTTTTAATTTTTTTGTAAAAAAAAAGCCGGACAATGCCGGCTCTTTAATTAGGTAGATTTTATAACAAATCTGCTGAATCAAACATATCAAATTCTTCATCTAAGCTATTGAGCTTTTTATATCCAGCCATCAATATTCCGAAAAATTCTCCATCATACTCAATAATATCTTCAGATGATACGCTTCGAATATTCAATTGGTGAAAATCGTTCTGACCTTGGATAAAAATTCTATCCAAAATATCTGATTTACTTCCGTAAGTGCAATCAGAAACATCTGGGATTTCTACTATTCTCATGTCATGTCTTTCCCTGTTTCCAAAAGCTCTCAAGTGAACTTTAATTTGTTGCTGTCTCATTTTGCTTCTCCTTAGTTATTGCGTTCATTACAAATATAAGGAATAAATTAACAAAAGTAAAGTATTTTTTTAATTTTTTGTTATTTTTTTTATAGCTCCTTTTATCCGGTTTAGGCTATCTGAAGTGGTGGTTACGCTGTTAAGTCCCTGCTGGAATCCCATAAGGTGCTGTGAGAGTAGGCGTGACGGGATTTCGAGTTGTGTCCGGTTTACGGGATGGTATCGGGAAGGGTAACGGATATGGTGGTGTTTTCTTTATACTTACGTATAGTTACGTTACTTTTATATATAAAGTATATATACTTATATAATTAAGGGTATGAAGTTAGTTAATACTAACTAACTAAAATAGGGTATTTTAGAGGGTAGATATATAAAAATATAGTTATATAGGGAAATTTGCCGTTACGCCGTTTAAAACTAATAAAAACAACACGTTATCCGACTTTCCTGCCGTTACCCCTGCCGTAACCTTTTTATACTGTTATTCTTATTTTTAGGAATCGTTCGCCCAAACGGTCGAGTTGGTTTTTTACTGGTTATTTAAGAATATTATATTTGGGCATCGTTAGGCGTAACCATCTTAAAAACCTAACGTAATTTTTTTTAAATTTTATTTATGGCATTTTATTCCTTATATTATAGTGTTTATAAAATCTTTTAAACCTACCTAATTATATCAATTTATCGGAGCAATACGATGGCTATGTCAGCAAGAAGAACATTATTTATAGAACGCTATTTAACTCATTTTCAACCATTAAAAGCCGCAGAAGAAGCAGGTGTAAAACCGAATAAAGCTCCAGAGTTTGTTGTTAAGACTTTAGATAGCGAAGAAGTCCAGAATTTTATAGCTGAAAAAATCATTTCAGCAGAACTTAATCTGGACAAGGATTATGTACTAACATATCTTGATAGAATAAACCGGATGTGTCTTGGTGAGATTCCAGTAAGAACAGAAACAAATGAAGATGGCGTTGAACAAGATATTTTCGAGTTCAGACCTGCCGTGTCATTAAGGGCTGTTGAATTGGTGGGTAAACATTTGGCTATGTTCACGGAAAAAGTTATGATAGAAGACAAGACGAATGAGAAGTTTATTGATAAATTAATGGGTGAAATGCCTGTTACTGATTTGAGAGAATTGGCGTATAATTAATGGATTTAGTAACTCAGGAAATACAAAAAGCTTATTTAAAGAAGCATGCTAAGATAGCATTGGCTCGGCTTTCTTTCTATGATTACTGCCGCATAATCGATCCGGATGGTTATGTAAATGATGATCGATATCTGGAAGAGTATTGTGATATATTGAATAATTTCTATTACGGTAATTTATTAAAGCCTGATGGAAAGCCATATAAAAAGCTAATGATTAATCTGCCGCCTCAGCATAAAAAGACTCGTACAATGATACATTTCTGTACTTGGGTGCTTGGAAGGAATAGGCAAGAAAGAATTATTACAGCTTCATACAATGATCGTATTGCTTTTGATTTCTCTAAGTATTCGAGAGATGAAATTGAGATGGATAAAATAGATCCATCAGTTACAGTTTATCGTGATATTTTTCCGAATAGCCGATTGAAGAGAGGGAGCAGTGCTCTGGATAAATGGGCTTTAGAAGGAGAACATTTTAATTATCTTGGTGCTGGTATTGGTGGTTCTATTACTTCTAAGGGAGCAACATTACAAATAGTGGATGATCCGATAAAAGGCGCATTTGAAGCTATGAATGAAAATCTCTTAGAAAAGATTTGGCTATGGTATACCGGAACTTTCATGTCCAGAGTATCAGCCCAGTTTGGAGAGCCGTTAGAAATTATCCTAATGACTCGATGGGCTAAGAAGGATTTATGTGGAAGGATTTTGGACTCTGATGATGCCGATAATTGGTACCAATTTCTCAGAGAAGTTTACGACAAAGAAAAAGATGAGATGCTTTCTCCAACTACTCTTAATAAAGGCAGATATGATCATATAAAGAAAACTATTCCAGCCCATATTTTCCAAGCTAATTACCATCAAAAGACTATGGATTTGGTTGGCTCTTTATATAAGAATTTTAAGACCTATGATGAATTGCCTAAGGATGTAAAGGGTAATTTATTATTTTCAGAGATTAAGGCGTATGTTGATACTGCTGATACAGGAGAGGATTGGCTATGCGCTATTGCCTATGGTGTATATTTGGGTTATGCTTATGTGCTTGATATATATTTTACTGATGCCGCTATGGAAGAAACTGAGCCAAAGACTGCTGACATGCTCTACCATAATGGAGTTAAACATTGTAAGATTGAAAGCAATAATGGTGGTCGTGGTTTTGCTCGTAATGTTAAAACAAAATTATGGCAGAAATTCGAATCAAGAACACCTGTTATTAAATGGTTCCATCAATCTAAGAATAAAAGGGCAAGAATATTAACTAATGCTACCAGCGTTGAAGAACTGTTATTATTCCCTAAAGGGTGGGAGTCTATGTATCCCGATTTTCACGGAGCTATGATATCATATCAGAAATTAGAAATAAAAGACCAGCACGATGATGCTCCTGATTGTTGTACTGGTATTATTGAAGATATAACTAAGTTCCAAGGCAATATTGAAGCAGTGCCTAATATTTTATAAAGGAGTTTGAAATGTCTAATAAAGTTGATAATTTGGATGATAATTACAGAAGGAACGATGCCAAGACAGAGCAGTATGCAAAGGCTTATATCGATCCATACGAAAAGCACTTGGCTGTTATCAAGCAGATGGAGTCTATGGCTAAGAGTCCGACCAGCAAGATAATTTCCGATTTAATAAATGACCATATATTCCAATCCCAATTCTATAAGCTCTTATATGACGAATACAGGGGCAAGCTCCCGATAGAAGAAAAGACAATTGCTTTTGATCCTGATAATAATAAACCAAATAATAAAATGATCAATGATTATCGTGGCGAAATAACAAAACAGCATTTCTCTTATTCCTTTGGCAATCCAATTACTTATGTCAATGACGAGTCCCGATATAATGCTACGGAATATGAAAAAGTTGATATGGCTATGACTGATTTTAATGCTATGAATAAGATGCGGTCACTCGATATGAAGACAGCAAAATTTATGGGTATTTGCGGCACTTCTTCTCGGCTATTATATGTAGATGTTGATAAGAATTTAAGAGCCCAGCATGTTAGCCCATGGGAAACTATTTTCATTAGGGATAAGGCTATTGATGAAGTTGTTTATGCTATGCGCTATTTTCCTATGAAGGTTTATTATGGAGATGAGCAACTTGAAACTCGGTATTACGTGGAATGGTATGATCGAGAAAAGGTATATTATTTTCAGGAAACTAAGAAGAAAGATTTTGCTCCAGTGGCAGGATCGAATGGCAAATCAGAAGAGTATCACAACTTTAAATCCGTACCATTAATTGAATTTAAAAATAATGATGAAAGGCTTGGTGATTTCAATCTCGTTAGAGCTTTGATTGATGGATATGATCATACGGTTTCTTGCTCTCAGGACGAAATAGACCAGTTCAGAAATGCTTATTTAATATTCGAGAATTTAGGAGTTGATACAGATACACTAAATAAATTAAGAGCTCAAGGCGCATTATCTATTGGTGAAGGTGGGAAAGTCTATTGGCTTGTTAAAGAGATAAATGATCAGTTTTTCGAGAATCACAAAAAGACTCTACAGGAGAATGTATATAAATTTTCCGGTACAGTGGATATGTCTGATGAGAAGTTCTCAGGAGCAGGTCAATCCGGTGAGAGTAGAAAGTGGAAGCTTAAATCAATAGTGGATCGGGCTATAATAAAACAGGGTCAATTTGAAGAGTCTATATATGACCAGTATGAGTGTATACAGACCTATTGGAATTTAATCGGTATACCATTTAATGTATTAAATTTATCTATTGGATTTACACCCAATATTCCGGTAGACTCTAAATATGAAGCTGAAACTTCTAATATTTTAAAAGGTCTGGTATCAGAAAAAACTCGTTTAAGCAGGTTGAGTTTTATAGCTGATCCAGATGAAGAAATAAGAGCCATGGAAGATGAGCAAGAGTTGATTCAAATACCGGATGACGATGATGACAAAACAGATGGTGATGATGAAGGTAATGAATAATGCCATCAATCAAAAAGATAAATAGTAATTTAAAGAAGTCTAATAGAATTATATATAATTCTTGGAAATCTGGTACCACTAAGGATATAAGGATATTGGGCACTTATTACTATGATTCATATAAGCAAGTAGACCGGATATTGGCTGATATGTATAAGAAATTTGGTGACAATGTTTCTAATGCCGATATGATGAAATATAATCGGCTTACAAAAGTCCATGCTCAACTGGAAGAGATTCTAAAGGATTTAGGAATAATAAACCAAAAGATTATGACTGGGAATATCTATACAACCTTTGATGAGACCTTTTATAAAAAGACTTATACATATGATAGCATATTAACTAAGAGTATAAACTTTGGATTATTAACTAAGGAAACAATTGATGCTTCGATTAATCAGAGCTTGGGTCTGGTCAACTGGAAGCTCCATTTAAAGGAATTAAACCAGAAGAGTATAATGCAAGCAAATACGGCTATCAAGGCATCATTATCTAATGGGCTAATACAAGGGCACGGATATGCTAAGACAGCTCGATCAATAAAAGATAATTTCAATTCATCCTTTAAGCAAATCCAGAGAGTAATTTGGACAGAGTCTAATCGGTCGAGAAGCATATCATCATTGGAAGCTTTTAATAATTTACCAGATGATACAATGGAGAAATTCTGGATTTCTACTTTGGATACAAAGACAAGACCGCACCATCAATCAATGGATTCAAAATTCGCTGATAAAGAAGGTCTGTTCCATTTACCGGATGGAACTATTTGTGATGCCCCAGGATTATCAGGAGTAGCAAAACACGACATTCATTGCCGGTGTGATTTTGGAGTGGCGATAGATGGTGAATTGCCTGATAAAAGACGGGATCAACTGAATGATGAAAATATAAGCTTTACCAATTATGATGATTGGTATAAGGAAAAAGTCAAATCAAAGAAATAAGGAGAAATCATGGAAGTTGATTTTGAAACTATTCTAAAGATTGATGGCAATGAAGCATTCAGGAATGAGATAAAAGTAAGTGATACAAGGAAATCAATCATCAAAGAAGCAATCTTGGCTGCTATCAAAAAATGTGGTCATGAATGTACTACTGAAATAGTACGAAAGATTGATGAGTATGTTGCGCCGTAAGAAATAATAAAAAAGTAGATTTTAGATTTTTTATTCCTTATATTAATAGTGTTCTTAAAAAAGACAAATTTAATATTTAAAAACCTACCTAACAAATAACTAATACTTAATAATTTTCCATTTTGAATCGTGCTTTAGCAGGAGAATGAATGGGAGCAGATCGCACCTTGGCAATGACTCGGTGGGATAAAACACTAAAGGAGATGGAAATGACCATTCAAGAGATTTTAACAGCAATCAACAGCTTATCTGATGCGGATAAGAAATCATTGTCAGCAGAATTGCTGAAGCTATTTCCGAATTTGGGAACAGCTACGGTGAAGGCTGAGGATGTAGCGACTTATTTGGAGTCGGATGACGGAAAGAAATTGATTCAATCTAAAATTGATGCCGGTATCACTACTGGTGTTAATACTTTTCGTGATAACAACTTTAAGAAAGAAGTTGACAAAGCAGTTGAAGAAAAAATCAAAGAATTAAATCCTGACGAAACACCTGAGCAAAAAGAAAACAGGGAGAATCGAAGAAGGATTGAAGAGCTTGAAGCAACTAATAAAAGGAATGAGCTGAAGAATACTGCCATGATGCTTATTTCCGAGAAAAAGTTGCCTTTTACCAATATTATTGACAATCTTTTAGGCAAGGATATTGATGGTACTAAAAATATTATCAATGGGCTTGCTGATGTATTCGAGAGTGAAGTCAATAAGAGAGTAAAAGAAAAGCTTGAAGGCAGAACTGTTGATCTCGGTGATGGCGAAGGAGAGCCTGATTGGAATTTAAAGAATCCTTGGTCACGTGAACATTTTCATCTCGGCAATCAGGGCAAAGTTTTAAAATCAAACCCAGAGCTTGCCGCTAAATTGAAGAAGGCAGCTGGGTATTAAATCGCTTATTTAATTAAAGGAGTTCAAAATGACTCATGTTGCTGATGTTGTTATTCCTGAAGTGTTTAATCCTTACGTGCTTCAGAGAACAACTGAATTAATGAATTTTTATATGGGTGGTATAATTTCTACCAGCCCTGAAATCGATAATCGTATTGGCTCAACCGCCAATGCCGGTGGAAAGCTTGTTTCAATGCCGTTTTGGAATGATCTGACTGGCGATGATGAAGTGCTGTCTGATACTTCACCATTAACGCCTGCCGGTGTAACTTCTGGTACAGACAAAGCCGCATTGCTGACTCGTGGTCGGGCATGGACGGTTAATGATCTTGCCGCTGATCTTGCCGGTGATGATCCTATGATAATGATTGCAGATCGTGTAGCGGATTATAAAGCTCGCAGACTTCAGGCGGCATTAATCGCTACTTTAACTGGTGTAATTGCTGATAATGTTGCTAATGATTCTGGTGATATGGTTTACGATGCTTCTATAGCAACCCAGTCGTCTGTTGCTGATGCTAATATCATCAATTCTACCAATGTTATTAAGGCAGCTGCTACAATGGGTGATGCCGCTTCAAAGCTGTCCGGAATCGCAATGCATTCGGCTGTATTTACAAATCTCCAGCAAACGAATCAGATTTTGTGGGTTGATAT